AATTCTTTTTCTTTTTCAGCTGATTTTTTTCTTCCCATATTTTTTTTATTATATATATATATTTTTTAATATTAAAAGATAATTATATTATATATTTAAAAAAATGGCTAGTTCTTTACAATTATCGGCTGTTGGTGATGAAAATAATTATTTAAATGCTAAACCAAAAATTACCTTTTTTAAAAAAGTATATATGAGACATACAAATTTTTCAATGAGAACTGATAAATTAAAATCAGGATATAATGAGCAATTATCTTATAATTCTAGTACTCATGTAAAAATACCAATTCTTAGAAATGGTGACCTAATAAACAACATTTTTTTAAAATTTAAATTACCAGAAATATATTCAGATATTGGAGAGAATAAAGGATTTAAATATATTAAAAATGTAGGAACAATGATTATAAAAAGAGCTAGATTTATTATAGACAATCAATTAATAGAAGAAATAGATGGGGAATTTTTATTTATTTATCATCATTTATTTAATTCTCCTGAAAAAAATATTTTAAATGACAGGATGACCGGAAATAAAAAAAGTATTTATAATCCTGTTGGTAATGTTGATAAAGAATATAGAGGTTATACAGATACAGAATTTTATACAAAAAATAATAAAAAATATATTAATAAAAATTTTGATAATAAACCTACTATTTCATCTGAACATTTATATATTCCTCTTTCCTTTTGGTTTTCTAGGAATAATGGTTTAGCTTTTCCAATTTTATCATTATCATATCACCAAGTTTTTATAGAATTAGAGTTAAGACCAATTCGTGAAATAATATTATTAATGAAAAAAGAAACAATAGAAATTAATAAACCACAATATGTAGATCCAGCTAATAATAATAGTGAAAATGATGTAATAGAAAGATTTTATTATCAATCTCCCTCAGATAATATTACTTTTAGTTCATTTTTGAACAATTTAAATTGGAATTTAGATTTAAGTCTCGAAGTTAATTATATATTTTTAGATAACGAAGAGAGAAATATATTGGTTAAAAATAATCAAAAATATCTAATTGAACAGGTAATTTTAAGAAAAGCAGATAATATTGCTGGTAAAAAAATAGTGCAAATGAAATTATTTCATCCAATTAAAGAATTATTTATTGCACCTAGAAGAAATGATGTAAATTTAAGAAATGATTGGTCAAATTTTACTAATTTAGATTATTTAGAACAGGATTATAAAAGTTATCAAACATATTTTTTAGAATTATCAGAAAAAGAATCTCAATTAAATAATGAAAATTTAATAAAATATTTAGGACAATTTAGAAAACTAAATGATGATACAGTAAAATTATATACATCTGATAATCTAATTAAATGGAATAGTATTAATAATGATAAATTAATTGAATCAGATTATTTATATACTCCAGATGATTTTGAAAAATTATTAGATATCTGGAATTATAGAGAATCAAAAAAAATCCCATCTATAAACTTGATAAATCATAAATTTTATACTTCAAATATACTGAATAATATGTCTATTAGTCTAAATAATCATGTTATGTTACAGGAAAAAGAGAGAAAATATTTTGAACATCTACAGTATTTTCAACATCATAAATCTGAAAATTTAGATCATATACCTATTTATTCATTTTCATTTAATCCACAAATTTTTCAACCTACAGGTTCATGTAATTTTTCTAAAATCAATTTAATTAATTTTAATCTAGATATTAAGGAACCGAAATTATATATCAAATCTGCACCATATACTTATGATTTTAATTTTTATTTTATAAATTATAATTTATTAGATTTTAGAAATGGTTTAGCAGGTTTGGTTTTTGCTAATTAATTATCATATTTATTTATACATATATTATAAAAAATGGGTGGTAGTAGACTAATTTTATCTGCAATAGGAACTGAAAATGATTATCTTACTGTGAAACCCAGTATAAATTTTTTTAAATCTGTTTATAATCATTATTCTAATTTTGCAATGCAATTTGTAAGAATGAATTTTAATAAAGATGTATTAGATCTTAATGAACCAACAGAATTAAAATTAAAATTAGAAAAAAACGGTGATCTAATATCACAAATATATTTGGAAATTAATATTCCAGATGTTTTATCAAATAGTTTAATGAAGGATATAGATATGACTAATCCAAATCAACTAAGATGGATTAATCAATTAGGATTCTCTATGATAAAAAATATTAAAATAAATATTGGAGGTAATGTTATTGAAGAATATGATGGTGAATATATTTACATTTATTATCAAACTAGTCAAACAAATGAAAAAGTTGAATTAATAAATGAAATATCTGGTAATACAGATTTTAATTATAATCCTAATAAATATTTAGAGAATAAATATCCTAATTATTCCAAAAATAAAACTTTTAATAAAGATAACAAAAAATTTATTGATTCTAATTTTGAAAATAGTCCTTCAATTAAAAAACAAAAACTTAGAATACCTATACCTTTTTGGTTTTGTAGAGATATAGGTAATGCTTTACCTATAATGAATTTAGAATACCATGACGCTAATATAATTCTTACAATTAGACCCATAAAAGAATTAGTAAATTTAGTAGATTCCAAATTACTAGAATTCAAAAATCCAATCGATGATCAATTACAACCATTAAATGGAAATAATAATATAAATAATTATAATATTTTTCACCATCAACATACCACATCTGATCTAATAAATAAAACAGATGATATTTTAAAATATTTTACAGATGATAGGTGGATATTAGATCCTCATTTAGATGTAAATTACATATATTTAGATAAAAAAGAAAAATTATGGTATAACACAGTTGGTGATTTAAGTTATTTAGTTGAACCAATGACCAAATTAACTTTTGAAAATCAATCAGGATATGTAGAATTAAAGGCAGAATTGTATAGTCAAGTAAAAGAATTAATTATAATTGGAAGAAGAAATGATATATCAAAAAGAAATAAATGGATGAATTTTACCAATTTTGATGATGAATTAGAAACAAATTATTTAGATTTTCAGAACAATTTTTATAGAATAAGTTATGAGGAATCTAAAAATCATCAAGATAAATCTCCAATTTATTTTTTAGGTGCATTTGTAACTGATGATAATAAATCTATTGAATTGGCATTAAAATCAGACGAATGGAATTTAATTACTGAAAATTCCAATGTTTTTTTGGAAAGTAAAAAATGTTATAATAAAAATGATATAATTAACTTTTTGAAAATATGGAAATACAGATCAGTAGATGATATTCCATATATAAATAAAAATAATATTAAATTTTATAACCGAAATATAATTGAAAACATAAAAATAATTTATGATACAATACCTAGATTAGATACTAAACAAAATAAATATTTTAATGTTTTGCAACCATATATGCATCATAATAATAATTACGATGATAATCAGATTTTAATTTATTCATTTTCATTAAATCCCGATGATCATCAACCTTCTGGTAAATGTAATTTTAATCATATAAAAAATGTAACATTTAATATGCAATTAAAAGAACCAAATAAATATGAAACTACTAATTATTTAGGATATAAATATAACATATACATATATTCCAAATATTTTAATATTATAAAATTTAATAATGGAATGTGTGATTTATTATTTAAAAAATAAATTAATCATATATTTTTTTACGATAATTTAAATTAAAAAAATATAAATGAAGGTAATATATTCCTACGAAATTACATGTCTTAAAATTATTCTGCATATAGAATATATGAAAAAATTACCATTTCATATTAGAAGACAATTGAAAAAAAATTACAAATCGCGACTTATTGAAAATCCTTACAATTGGGCTCCTCCAATAAAGATATTAAATATTGAAAGTAAATTCAAAAATATAAATGAAACACAACATCAATTTAAATATAAAGATTCACGTTTTTATTATCATAAAAAGAACGATTCTAAATATTTACTAATTTTATTTCATGGATCAGTTGGTAATAATTCTCTTCCTGTATATAGAGGTGCCTATTATAATATAAAAGAAGTAGATATTTTATCAATAAGTGATAATTTAGTAAATAAATTCTCTAATAAACGACTCGACCTATCTTGGTATTTATCAACTAATAATATGGATAATGAAACAATGTATATAGATATAATCGATAATGTAATAAAATCAAAATCTTATAAAAAAGTTTTATTTGCAGGAACGTCTGGTGGTGGTTATCCTGCATTAAAATTTTCATCATATTTTAATAAGTATGCAATAATAGGTAATTCCCAAATATATTTAGATAAACACATTTATTGGAATGAACTTATAAAAAAAATTAAATATCATGGTTCACTTATAAATTATGATAATATAAATGATATTATTAAAAAAAATGGCCCTCCCAAAAAAATATATTTATTTCAAAATAAATTAGATACACATCATTATGATAAACATTTTTTGCCTTTTAAAGATTTTATGAAAAAAAATTACAGTGATAATTTAGTTGATATTGTTTTTTATGGATGTAAATTGGCAAAAAATCAACATAAGTATTTTATGCCCGTAAATTTTATTAATTTTGTTTTAGATGTTTTTAATGAACGTGATGACTGCTCAAGTTACATCGCACAGCATTAAAAACATCCAAACCGGTGCATATTATAAAATTTAATGGAATACAATATTCCATTTTTGTATGTAATAATTTATAAAATTTTACTTGTTTATATTTTTATTATTTTTTTATTATTTTTTTATTTTTTTTACTATCACCACTACATTTTTCTTTATAATGAGTTACTATACTCATTATTATTATTACAATAAATGTAACCAATATAGCATAAATCCATGGACCATTTTTTTGTAAACTAGGATATTGTTGGAAAAAATTTCTAAAAGCATCATTCCATGCCAATGCTGCTACTAAAGTTAAAGCACTTATTATTAATCTTGAAAATTCTTCTAATATTTCATTTTTATTTAATTTCATATTATAATAA